TTATGGAAGAACAGCAAAGGAGTAAATATGAACAAAGAACAAAAACAATATAGACAGTTTATTTCATTTCTAGTTGATACAATAACAGATAACCCAGCAGTTAGGGGAAGACTTTTATATCAGCTAGTGCGAAGGAAAGATTGGGAAACCCAATACGGAAAGACTGAACAAAAAGCCCATACTTACTTGTGCAATGAAATTACTGTATGGATACAGGAGCAGGTTTATGAATAATCCAGCAGAAGACACCAAAGCCCCTATCAGAATTTTCAATGCTGATACATGGAAATCAATTTTAAAGGACAGAGAGATTCCCTTTAAACAGCTTATGGTGTTCAGAGCAATGGTAGTTAAAGAATGGGACACAAGCAATCCTATTCATAAATTTGAACAATGGGCAAAAGACAAAATGGGAATTGAAATTAGATATGTAACGGAGTTTAAATGCCGACATGCAAAGGCAGGTGGGACACGCAGAAACGATGTTGTGTTTACAATTCACGAAGACGATAAAAGCAAATTTGCCGTTGAACGATTTAAGTTTCCTTCTTTACAGGCTTCATGGTGGGAAGACTACCTAGAGAACGAAGGAGACAACGTGCCGACCAATATAAAAACAAAACTACCTAACGCTTGGAAGAAGTGGCGCAGAGAAGAAGAACAAGGAAGACAAGAATTGGCGAAGGAGACGGGGTTTAATGAATAAGCAACTTTATTATTATGATTGGGTTAGGCTAGAACACGGGGCAATAATGTATGACGACCTGCATTACAATTTTACTAATGGTTTTATGAAGGAACAAGATTTAACAGTTTATAAAACAAAAGAAGAATACGAAAACGTATTAAAAAGGTTGGAGCATATATCGAATACTTTTAAATACCTTAGAGACCTTGACCCAGCAGGAGACATCAATGGGTAGAGAAGAAAGAGAACGCTTTGACGATTGGTTAAACCAATGTCCTGTTGACCATGATTGGCAGGGTTATGGAACAAAATTAAAAATTAAAAACGATTTATTAAGTGGCTTTGAAGAAGACAAAGAGAAAGAAATCTATGTCTTTTATCCTATGCCACAGGAGCAAGAAGATGATTAAGCATGTTAGCGAAAGCGAATTTATAGATACCCTAGTAGGGGACGAGTATGCTAATTTTTCATATGACGGAGCTAGGGCTTTGTTTGAATACTTGGAACGAGACGAAGAATATATTGGAGAACAAATAGAATTTGACTCTGTAGCTTTACGTTGTCAATTCACGGAGTACGATTCTTTAGATGAAATTCTAAAGCAATATTCCGAACTGGATATCAGTACCCTTGAAGAATTACGAGACCATACAGTAGTTATTGAAATTGATAAAACGCCACATGGAACAAAAGAGCCAGTAGGAAATGGTTATATTGTAGACACAGAGTTTTAAAGGAGAAAGAATGAGCAAGACGAGATTGGAGAAGATAATGGAAAAGTTTACACAAGAAGAAGTCGAAAGACTTAAACATGCCGTACAAGAAGCAGTTATGTGCATGAGCCACAAAGACTTACTTGAAGAAGCTGAAGAAAATATGTTTAACGACTTAGTAGCACAGGAAAAGGACGACTTGATTGAACGGGGGTGGCTATAATGACCGAGATATCGGGATTAATAAAACGACAAACATACGGCAAGAAATATAGAGCTAAGAATAAGGAAAGAGAAAAAACCCGTAAGGCGAAATGGTATCAAGACAATAGGATACGAATAGGAGAACATCAAAAGCAATATAGGGCTAATCCCAAGTGGAATGGTTTAACCTATGCTCAATATCGCTATGCACGACTTAAAGCTAATCCAGAAGCGTATGAAGAATTCTTAAGGAAATCAAAAATCGCCAACAAAATCTGGAAAAAAAATAATCGTAACCACTATTTAGCGTATCAAAAGGAGTATCACAGGGCGAAAAGGAAAGAATCTTTAGAACAAAGGAGAGACAATGAAATATAAAGATTTAACAAAAGGACAAGCGATTAAAAGCAAACAGCTAGGAATAGAAGTGTCAGGTCGTTTAGAAGAAAGTGTTAAACAAGGTCGTGGCGTAAAAGGTACTGTGCTGATTCACACTAACGCTTCAGAAGTAGGTATGTTTGACGAGATTGGAAGTGTATATGCAACAGATATAACACAAGCTATGAACAAAGATGACAATTGGGAAGTGGTAGAGCATGAGCCTAAAATGTTAGAAGGGGCAAAAGAGAGAGATAAGTTTTTTGATGAATAAAGATACAGATTTCGTATTAGATATAACAATAGTTGCGACCCAAAAGAACAAGGGGGGTCAAAACAAAGGGGGGGTCAAAACAAGACGGCATAGAATCGCCATAGCCAAAAGGAAACTAATATGAAACTAATAGGTAAACAGATAGTAAGTGATAAAAGATTGAAGAAAATAAAATATTCAATAATATCAGGGGGTAATGATTAGAGAAGTTTAGAAAGTTGATATAATAACTACAGTCTACCCCATATAGCGCTAAATGTAGCTTTATTTGGATTACAAGGGGTGTTTAAGAGCATGTCGGGGCAGAGTTGGACAATAGTAGCGACTTAGTAGTTTTACAGCTAAGAATCCCATTAAAAACGGGATATTTTTTTAGCTCTATTCTGGACATCATAGACCCACAATGTCGATGATTCGCATAATGAAAATACCAATGATGAAAAAAAAAGGGACAAAAGTGGCGATAAGACAATAGTAGCGATTCGAGACAATAGTGGCGATTAGGTAATTTTTAGGATACTAAAAAAAAATTCTAATCTGGATATCGTGGACATTCAATGTCCATAATATCAACATTGACATTATAGACCCATAATGTCCATAATTAGATTAAAAAAATTCTTGATATTATGGAGCTACAATGTCCATAATACAGTATCAATAAAAAATAAAAAAACTTGACAATTAATTAATAATCAGGGTCAGAATTTTTATTCTCCTAACCCTGATTAATTTTGATTTTAGATTATCCAAATCAAAAATGTCGCATAACCAAAACCAAGGAAAAAGCTGATAATGTGCGCATTTTCAATTTTCATAATTTTGACACATTGACAGCATATTTACTTTTGCCTTTCCGACTAAGACCCGAAGCCCTAACAAATTTGTTAATGTTAAATCTGGGGTTGTCTCTTTGCATAAAATCGATTAAGTCGTCAACGAAATGATTATTTAATTTTTCGTTTTCCCAGTTGTCATTCTTGTTTAACATCTGGGCGATGACTCGATAATATTTACGGCTCAACATGTTTACTCCTTACCTAGCCCGATTAAAAATTACGGGCTAGGATTTAGATTAGATTTTTATTTACCAAAAAGAATTTCAACGGCTAAAGGGTGTAACCCTACGAGTTCGTCTCGTAGATTCTTTAGGGCTTCATCTTTCTTTTTTGGTTTTACATTTAGAACAACAGATGGGAACGCTTCCCAGTCTCCTATTGATTGGGGGCGCTCACGCAAAACAACACAACCAATATACAAAAGATAATTCGTTAACTCTGGGGAAAGGTTTAAATGCCCCTTTCCCGTTTTCCAAGTTAACACTTAATAACTTATCTCTAAATTGTCTATGTCTTGCCTAAGTTGTTCTACTGCGTCAGCTAAGCCTTCGACCGACATATCGTCCAGTCTATAGTCAACTTCCGTTGCTTTGTCGTAGGCTTCTTCTACTCTTGCGTCCACGTCTTCCACTTCTCGTTCTAGCAGAGATACGTTTTCCTCTAAAGTAGATAGTTCGGTGATGATGGCTTCTTCGACTATTGCATCGAGTCCATCACCCCACAACCAGCAAACTACTTGCGTTTTTAAGTCGTCCATACTATTAATATTGTTTTCTTGTACGTTAATAATATTGACTAACTCGGTAATATCTCTTGCGCCTTCTCTAGTGTTGGCATGGGATAGAGATATTTTCTTGATTAAATTTTCTATGCGATTTTGCATCGTTAACTCCTTCCCAGTTTTTTAGGGAACTGGGAAACCCATATAATAAATTTAGATGTTTCTAATCACCTACGTGATAAGAAAAATCATTATCATTTCTTTCTAAAATGGTAATAACCTCATCTAAATATTGTCTGACATCTTTTTCGATTACTTTTAATTTTTTGATGTCCGACTGGCTAAGCCTTCCTTTCTTGCGTCCTGTTGCGAATCTGTGCGCAGTCATACTTTCAACGATGTATGTATTCAGGTAGTAAGATAAAAACCTGTTAGCCTGTCCTAGTCTTTTGGTTTTCGTACTAATGTAATGTTTCATTGTGTTAACTCCTTTTGCTTTCGCTATTTAATTTGTAGGTATTTATTTTTAATTGTTCTTGCTTGTTGTTTTCGCTTTCGCCTTTGAGCTTTTACAATTACATTTAGATAATTGGGTTGTGTCCCTTTCCCAACTACTGGACTTTCGTCCTGCGTCCAAGCCCCCTAGCTTGTTCGGTGTTCGTCTTCTTCGGCTTTCGCTGACTGACTTTTCGTTAACTTGTTTCCGTTAATTACTTCGTCTTACCTACCATAGAATAGATTAAATGAAGATATAGCTATTGTCAATAGTATTATTCGGATATTAATATAACCCAATGATTACGGGGGGTTACAACGTGTAAATCGTGCCTTATTCTGATTTTAATTCTGCCTGATTCTGATTTCTTTAAATTCTGGTTTTTTAGATATTCATGATTGCCCTAAGATGGATTTATTATCTATGAGTACCATAATTCCTAAAATACTACTTTATTTTAAGTATTATTCTGTACCCGTACTTAACTGATTTATTAGTTGTTTGTTAAGCAATAGGAAGTTTAAGAGTAATTGGGCTTTGTGGTCTATTTTGTTTTCTCCATCATATTCTACGGCTAATTCGTCTAGGGCGTGGATTAACTCATGCAATAGTATAAACTCTGGGGTGTTGATGTCGTCTAGGGCTATATATATCTCTCTTTTGTTTGAATCACAATATCCACATATATCTTCATTGAATCTTAGCTTTAAACTTGCTAGGTTGCTTTCTATTAAAGTCCAATCTTTGTATGGTAAGCCGAATTTGATTATATTTGTGGCAAAATGTGGCATGGTTTAGTTTACATGATTACAAAAGTCGAGTAAAATGTAACCAAATGGGATTACTAGATAAATTCGGAAAATCAGACAAGAAAGAAGCAACTCAAAAACCCAGAATGGGTGAATTAGCTGCAAATGAGAGTCAAATCTACGGGTCAGGGGTATTTACTAAGTATAACCCTGATACTCTAGTAGGTAGAAAAGGACTTCAGATATATGACAAAATGAGAATTGACGATACTGTCAAATCTTCTCTAATTTTGAAAAAATATGCTGTACTAGCTCCGTATTTTAGAATTGTCCCTGCATCTGACCAACCAGAAGATATTAGGGTGGCAGATTTCTTAGAATACTGTTTTGCCAACATGGAAGGGTCAATATACGATTCTATATTGCAAATACTTACAGCTTTAGACTATGGCTACTCTGTTACTGAAATTAACTACGAAAAAATTTCCGAAGGAGAGTTTAATGGTATGATAGGTCTTAAATCATTAAAAACCAAACACCCACATTACTTTGAATTTGATGTAGATAAGTATTCCAATATTAGAAAAAATGGATTAATAGAAACAGTAAACGCAAACCACAAAAAATTGCCGACCAGAAAATTTATAATCTTCTCATATCAAAAAGAGTTCGGCAATCCATACGGAAACTCAGATTTAAGGTCAGCGTATCGTGGCTACTGGTCAAAAGATGTGTTGATTAAGTTCTGGAACATATATCTTGAAAGATTTGCTATGCCAACAGTAATTGGCAAGTATGCTTCCAACGATTCTACAAGTATAGGCAATCTTAGACAGATTTTAGATAACTTATCTGCCAAAACATCTATATCACACAGAATGGGCGAATTTGATATATCTCTACTAGAATCTTCAAGAAATCAAACTGCCGAATATCAGGCAGCGATAAATACTTACAACAAAATGATTGCCAGAAGCATATTAATACCTGATAGGTTATTTGCTGAAGGAGAAACGGGGGCTTACGCCCAATCTAAAATTCATTTCGATGTTTTTGTATGGGTCGTAGAAAAACTAAGACAAGATATTGAAGAAATCGTTATGAAGGAACAATTGCTTAGAAGACTAATAGGGTGGAACTTTAGCAATGTAAAGCAACTGCCTAGTTTTAAATTTAACCCACTAACTGACGAACAAAAATTAGAATTAAACAATATGTTTATAGATGCAGTCCAAAAAGGCGTTATCAATAAAAATATGGAAGATGAGAACTACATTAGAGAATCATTAAACTTCCCTATTAAACGAGCAGAAGCAACTGACAAAATTGAAATTTCTGATGAAGTAGATGAAGTAATCGAAGATGGTAAGCCACAAGAAGAAGTTGAAATAAATTCGCAGCGATTCCACGATGAGGTGTTACCAATAGTCTTACAACAAAGAGATTTGTTAAGAGAGTTTATCGTTAAAAAATATGATAAAGATGAACTAAATATCGGTTTCATTAAATCGGGAATCGACCTAAAGAAAAAACAAGCTATAAAAGATGAAATTAAAAAATCTGAAAAAGATAATCCAATAGTTAAAGAGTATGACAATGTTCGTGTAGATGTAAAAATTGAAAAATATTTTGACGACCACCTATCAACTATCTACCTGCATCTTTTAGATTGCGTTGGAAACAATAACGAGTTAGATGAAATCGTTTCTGGTATAGATAAACTATATGAAGGCGAATATGTAAAAAATTTAGAAAATCTAATGGGTGATTAATGACTCAAATTACTTCCCAATACATTGTAGTTGATAGCGTAAAAATGACTAATCCATTTGTTAATTCGTTTAGGTGTTTACAATGTGGCAAACTTCTGGCAAAATACAAAGAGAAGACAGGGGTTAGTCTTCAAATTAAATGTCCGAGATGTCGGACAATAAACGAGGTTTAAATGGCAGATTCTTTAAATTCAGCAGGTGTATCTAATGCAAGTAGATTAATTGCAAATGGACAAGTAGATAAAGACTCATCTTGGTCTTTTGATGCAGAAGATGAAAACAAAATGCTTGGAGAAAGTGGAGAAGACTGGGGTAATTATTCTAAATATCATTTAGGAATTAATTCAGAAGCCGACAAAGAAACAAAAGCATACTATTCTTTTCCTTTTGGTAAAGACGGGAAAGTTTACTCGTCTGCGTTAAGAGCAATTAGAAGTCGTGCTGCCCAATTTGACCATACATCAATTTATGATGAAGCAGGTAAACTTATGAGTAAGATAGAAGGCGAAAATGAAACAAAAGACAGTCAGTCCAACATCATGGATAGAGTCCGAGAAATTGCCCACGCAGAAGAAGATGTTTTCCCTACCATCGAAGAAGCAGAGAAACGAGCTGTTGAGATGGGTGGAGAAGGACACCACGAACATGTACATGTGGTTGATGAGCAGGAAATAACTGTATATATGCCATTTCCTAGTATGGACGCATACACAAAAGCGAAAGAAGAAATGGCTAAAAAACCTACATACGCAGAAAGCACTTGTGATTGCGAAGAAAATAATTGCGACTGCGACAAAAATGAAAAAGTTTATGAAATTAAAAATCAAACATTTAACTTGGAAGGTATTGAAATATTTTCCGAAGGAACATGGAATGGTGATGAATACACAGCAAAAGACTTAGATGAAATGGTATCTAGTTTTCAAGCTGTGGATTTTGAGCCACCAATTAAATTAGGTCATAACGAGACGCAAGGCGAATATGTTGATGGACAACCTGCTCTCGGTTATATAGACAAAATTTACAAAGAAGGAAATAAACTACTCGCTAACTTCAAGGAGCTTCCCAAGAAAGTCTATGAAGCCATTAAGCGTGGTAATTATAAAAGAGTTAGTTCTGAAATTTATTGGAACTACGAAAAAGATGGCAAGGTATTCGATAGAGTGCTGAAAGCTGTTGCATTGCTTGGAGCAGAAATTCCTGCTGTAACTAATTTAGAAGCTATAACTGGCTTATACAGTAAGAACAATGCCGAGCTAAAAATCTATGATAAGGGGGTTGATATAGTGGAAACGGAAACACAAGAAGAAACAAAAGACTATTCAATCGAGGTAGCTCAACTTAAAGAAGAACTTGAAAAAGTAAATTCTGCAAAAGATAAAGCTATCGAGGAACTAAAAGAGAAGGACGAGCATATTAAGTCAAAAGCAATAGCTAGTTTTATAGACAATGCAAAAGCCGAAGGCAAAGTTTTACCTGTTTTTGAAAAAGAACTTGTAGCTTTAATGTCTCATGCTTCCGATGAGAAAATCTTCAAATATAGTAAGGACGACAAAGAGGTCGAACTTTCTCAATTTGAACTCATTCAGAAAATATTTTCATCTATTCCTAAGATTGTAGATTTCGCTGAACTATCTGAACATGCTGAAACACCAACTGACTATGAAGATGCTGGTGAAGAAGCTGACAGAAGGGCAAAAATCTATCTTTCTAAAGGTAGGGCAGATAGCTATTCAGATGCTATCTATAAAGTCCTAGAAGAAGACAAAGATTTGAAAGACAAATACGAAAATAGCTAAAGGAAGGTGAAAGCAAATGTCAAATAGACAATTCATAAGCATGACTGCTGGGGAAGACCTATCATCATCTCAATATAAGATAATGTATGTCGATGCAGCAAATAGCGTAAAACAAAGAAATACCAAAGGTGTTGGTGTTTTCGGAGTTTTAAACAATAAGCCACAAAGTGCAGAACATGCTTCGGTAGTTGTTGGTGGTTTAACAAGATGTATGGCAGGTGGAACTGTTGCAGCAGGTAGCTGGATTACAGTAAGTGCTTCAGGTACAGGTATCACAGTATCATCAGGCGAATACATTTTGGGTAAAGCAGTAACAGGTGTTGCAAGTGGAAGTTATTTCCAACTGTTAGTACAACACAATGGTTATCGAGGTTAATAAAATTTTTTAAAAAGGAAGGTAAATCACAATGGGAATTACAGCAAGAGATGTACATATCGATATGCCACTTACAAACCTTGTATTAGGTTTTGAGCCAACAGGTTTTATCGTACAAGACATTTTTCCAGTAGTTAATGTTCCAAAACAGTCAGATTTATATTATAAATATGATAAAGGAGACTTTTTTAGAATCCCGTCTACTACAATAAGAGCTCCTAAAACAAAAGGTAGAACTGTTTCATTTAATGTTTCTTCGGATACTTACTATGCAAACAATTATGCTTTAGTTGACGAGCTTACTTATGAAACATTAGCTAATGCTGATACTCCATTAAAATTGAAAGAAAAATCTGCTAGATTTGTTACTAATCTCTTACATTTAGATTGGGAAAACAGAGTAGCTAACCAAATTACTTCAGGAAGTAATCTTGGTAGTTACGCTGCTGTTTCTTCTAAATGGAGTGATGGTACAGCAGGTAATTCTGACCCATTTGGCGATATTCAAACTGCCAAAGAAAGTGTTAGAGCCACAACTGGCTTAAACGCTAACACTATCGTTATGGGTAAGCAAGTATATAACTCTTTAATTAAACATGCCGACATTCTTGATAGAATTAAGTATGTTCAAAGAGGGGTTGTAACTAGAGACCTACTTGCATCATTATTTGATGTAGATACAGTATTAATAGGAAACGCAATTAAAAACACAAGTGAAGAAGGACAATCAGATTCTTTCTCTGACATTTGGGGAACTAATTGTATTGTTGCTCATTTAACTGACGGAGCTAACGCAGATGGTAGAGACCCATCTCTCGGCTACGCATTTAGATGGACAAATCCTATGTTTGGAACACCTATGGTTGCAGAATCATGGGAAGACCCTGACCATAGCATGTTTACCAATGTTAGAGTAAGCGTTTATCAAGACGAGAAAATAGCTGCTCCAGAACTTGGTTACTTATGGACAGGTTGTGTCGACTAATAAGACAATAGTCGATTAATAAGACAATATACTAATACTAGGGGAAGATTCACTTCCCCTAGCATTAAAACAAAATATAATTTCACTTAAAGGAGTGTGATATGGAAGATATTAAAGAAGCAGTTAAATTTGCTTTGATAGAAATGATTGAGGAAGAATCAATCATAGTTGAGTTGGACGAAGAAGGAGAGCTACAACTACTTGTATCGGAAGACGATAGTTTAGAAGATTGTGAATCTTACTAAAACGCATAGTCGCCTTCGTATGGCTCACTTTTTTGGGAAACAACAATTTTAACCCAATCAAGATAATCTTCTTGATTTTCAAAACGGGACACAACGCTGTTGCCGTCTAGCGATGTTTTTTCATGGTGAACATTAATATAGGTGTTGTACTCTAATCCAAGACCCAGTAAAGCTAGGGCTTCTGAGTAAAACATAAGTCCTTCATGTAAATAAAAATGGACAGGACTATCAACAGCTTTTAAAAAATCATTTCTAAAAGCATCAATAGCTTTGCGACAATACTCTCTTGCTACTGGGGTCATTTGTTTACCACTTTGTTCCCAGTTGTATCTAGCTAGATGTACCCAGTCTCTAATCATTAAAAACTTACCTAGATTTCTTTCAGGATAAAGTTCTCTGTCTTTAAACATTAGCTGTATGTTGCGTTCAAATCTTTTTCTTCTACCTGCTTCAGTAAAGTATCCATCGTGTGCAATATCCACATCGCCTAAGACAGTAGAAGCTCCAACCCCATCATTTATTTTTATTTCTGGGTGTTCATGAACAAAGCCAAAAAACTTTACACCCTTGTGGTTTCTAAACAATCGTATTGGTAAATCAATTTTAAATGCTCCTTGTGGGTCAGTAGTAAAATGATGTTGTCTTATGGAGTAACCTTTAAATATGTTGGGTCTTAAATATTTATAAACTTGACTCAAATTTACTAATTCTTCATCAGAATCTATCCACAATATCCAATCCGATTTTGCTTCTTTAATAGATAGGTTACGAACTGTATCAAATCCAACTTCTGTTGCTGGAGCAGAATCAAGAATCTTACAATTAAATTCTTTTAAAATATCTTTAGTAGAATCCGTTGACCCATTATCAACTGCTATTATTTCATTAGCAATAGGTTGTACGGATTTAAGCGTTCTTCTTAACATGTTCTCTGCATTTTTAGTAATTATACAAACTGAAACAGTTTGGCGTGGAGACTGTAAATCAACTTTTCTTTGTAAGTCAATAGTTCCTGTTTTAATATCTGATTTTTCATAAGAAACTATCCACCAACCTAGTTGATTTTGTGTTTCCTGATTAATACCAGCAGAACACATCTTCATCTTAAAATCTATTTTGTTGCCTACTAAATCTCGTAAATCATGTCTTTCGTAATTCCATAAATGGGCATGGCGACCATCTTGCCATTCTCCGTAAGGAACTGTAAACACCACAAGTCCCCCATTTTTACATGTCGTTTCCAGTTTATCAATAAACTTTGTAGGATTAGGTTGATGTTCTAAAACTTCGCCACAAAAAACAATATCCACAGAATTTTCTAAATTTAACTTACTTGGGTCATCAGCAATAATTAACTTAATGTTGTCTGGTTTTTTGCAATGTTTGTTTATAAAATCTTTAGTAATTTCCATTTCAGCTTCGGAAATGTTTACTGATATAACATTGGCATCGTATTCGTTTACAAATTGTACTGACTCATTGCCTACACCACTACCAAAGTCTAGTATCGTTGGTTTTTTAATTCCTGTTTTCTGCAAGTATGAGACAATATCAAATTTTGCTACTTTTACTCTTGGATATTCGATTAAGCTAAACTCTTGTTTCTTTTCTTCCATTTCAGCTTTAAGTTTCTCACCAAGTTTTATATAAAAATCTTTATATGCTTTTGTATTACCTTCTCCAAGATATGGATATTCTTCTTTGGTAATCTTATACCAATTAAGGTCGTTTTCTGTTAAATGTCGAAGTGCCATTATGTCTTCTTGTTCATAGAAGTGTTTTGCTAAAGTAGCTTTGCATTGAGTTCGTTCTTCAAACATATCGTATAGGTGAGATGACCATTCTTTAGCAATACTCGCCCATGTGTTTTCTTTGGCTATTCTAAGTCCATGATTGCGCAATTGATTCCATTTAATATCATCGGTCATTAGTTCAAGTACACCTTCTACAAAATTGTCGTGAAATATTTGTGAACTAGCATCGCCATCAATTAACAAAGCTGATTCGTTCCGTGTTGTTTCAGGCAAAGCTCCGTCAGTAGAACACACCATTGGCAATCCACACATTTGAGCTTCCATAACTGTTATACAACTTGTTTCTTTAAACTTTGTAGGATAAACATAAACTCCAGCAGAACTGTATAAAGCATATAAATCTTTCTTTGTTAAACTTCCTACATGACTAATTTTTTTGCCTTGACTTTTGTATTGAGCTATTGTTGAAAACAGACTATTATAATATTCTGCCATTTGGGGCACAGTATTGTCATATCCAGCAATTACTAATTCAATCTCCGAATCTTTTTTCCATAACTTGGGCATAATATCGTATAACAATATATCCATGCCCCTTTCTGGTCTATTTGTAAAAACAAGACGCTTTCTCTTACGGGGTGGTTTTTCATGTTCTATTGGTGTGATTCCATTACGGGTACGCCAAAATGCTTCTTTGTCTATTTGATATATTTCACTTTGTTGATTTATATGAAAATCTGACAATCCCCATACTTCATCTATATTCCATAATGCTCCAGCAAACTCGCTTCTGCGTGATTTAACAGCAACATCGTGATTCCATAGAATGTTAATCTTGGATTTGTTTAACTTTTGAAACAATTCGGGTATTCGTTGAATTATCGTTACATCAGTAGAACAATAGGACAAATAACCATCAAGTTTGTCTATGTTTATCCAGTTAACTCCGTTATGTTTTCCTTCTTGGGTAGTATTGCAAAACAAATTTATATGGTGTCCTAATTTGGCTAATTCATTAGCCATACACATTCCTGCTGTTTCACTACCACCAAGACTTTTAGTATCTAAAGTATCATGATTCATTTCCATACCATGAACGATTAAATTAATATCTAGTTTGTGTTTTTTCATAAAGTGTTGCTCCTTTGGCTATCTGTTTAAATCAATATAACATTCAATATAGAAATTGCAATATGTCGTGCTATAATAGTGATATGCCAGATTATACAACAGTCGGAAAGGTTTATGACTTATATCCACGAATTGGCAGCATGACTACAATAACATCTGCTAACATTGCTTATTACATAGACCAAGCCGAAAATGAAATGAACGGCTTTATAGCCAACAATTACACGTTGCCATTTAGTGCAACAGTCCCTATTATTGAAACAATAGCTACCGAGTTCTCGGTTGTTAAAATACTTGAAAGATTTTTTACACAAGAAATTGGCAGTAAAAACGAATGGGTTGAAGCAAGATATGAACATATTTTTGCAAGATTAAGTCAAATAAGCTCTGGTACTCTTGCACTTATGACATCAAGCTATGAAGTTTTAAACTTTAGTGCTGAAGGTGGCATATATAGTAACAACAAAGATTACTTGCCAACATTTAATAATCTTAATGACACTATTCAACAGGTTGATGGAGACTTGCTAGATAAAGAATACAATGATGTGAGCCAAGAAACATATAGACCTGATTTGGAGTAGTAATGAGTCAGGAACTTTATTTATCACCAACAAAAGCAGAAATACTAGATTATACAGGCAAATTTGAACAATTGTTTAAAAGGTCATGGTCAAGATTCCGAAAGGAACGAGTGCCTATTTTTGCAGCTAGATTAGCTAAACGAGCAGAAGACCAAGCATTAAAAAACTGGGCAAACAATGCACAGGGTAGAAAAAAATGGCGTAGACCACAAGGTTGGAAAAGGAATCCCTATTATGCTTGGAAAGCCGATAGATTTTCCCTTACTAAACCATTACCTGCTATGTTGGAGATGTCAGGAAAATTAAAAAGAAGCTATTTCCATGAGCCAAAATATGGCAGAGGAGCTAAAACAGGCAGAATTGCAATAGTAGTAGGTAACACAGTAGAATATTTTGAAGCACAATCGGAAGGTTTTACATCACCTACGGGTGGCGCAGTTCCCCCAAAACCTACATTACCAAGTGAAGACGACTTTGAAAAAATGTACGAGAGAGGGTTAAGGAAAGAAATAAGAAATTTTGCTAGTGCAAACAAGAAAGCATTTAAAAAAAATAAATCACCAAAAGCAAGGATACGGAGAAGGTAATGGCAATTATAGATTATATTGGAATAGAAAACGGAATTAAAACAATATTGGAAAATGATGCAAGGACAACCACTATAAACGGCAGAGCAACA